CTTGATGCCGGAGACTGTCAGGATGCCTTTCGGTCGATTCATGCTTGCTGTTCAACTTCGGGGTTGTCTACACCCACCCCTTCCACATCGACAATCTTGCGGAACAGGTCGTAATCGGCCTGATCCAGCCCGGCAACCGGTGCCCGGAGCGGCAGGCGCTCCATGAAGCGAGCCACCCGGCGCTGCCGGTGCTCGCTGATGCGGCGGATGACTTTCCGCGACACAGACTCCATCCGGGGAGAGAACTCGCACTGGCACTGTGGGCACTTGGCGACTTCGGCGTCCTCAACCTCTTGAACCGCCGCGTCCGCGCAGCCACAGGCCGGACACGTACAAGCGCCCTGCATATCGAAGCTCTCCGCCGGGGGAGCTTCCAAAGGCACTTCCGGCGCAGCCGGAAGCACCCGCAATACAGCAGCCTTGTAAACGTCGTAGCTCACGTCGCCAGAACCGGGTTAATCACCATGTCGTTCACGTCCACCGGGTAGTACCGGTCAATCTGGAGGTTGAACATCAAGTTGACGTACCCGCTCTGGGTCATGTCGGCGTCGGAGAACTTCAGCCCTTTGATGATGCAACCTTCGAGGACGTAGGTCAGCCCCTCGTCCATCGTGTTCTCGCCGGGCTGGATGTTGCCACGGATGTCCTGAACCTGCCGCTGCATGTTGGGCACCATCCAGCGCATGTTCCCCTTCGCCTTGACCTGCGTGGTGAGGCCGACGCCACCCGTCTTCGGATTCGACACGAGCCAGTACCACTTCTCCAGCGCCTCGGCCACCTGAACGCCGAACGCGTAGCGCACGGGGATTTCCACCGCAGGCGTGGGCGTATCCTTGCCGATCAGGTAGTTGGTTTGCTGCATGTACTTGACCTCGATCATCTCGCGGTCACGCGTCGGGAACGGGAACTTCTCCAAGAGGAATTCCACGTTGTTGCGCCAGTCGATCCCAAGGACTCGTGGAAGGATGATGGACACCTTCCAGAGATCGCTGCGCTGGAGGTCAAAACCGTTCGCGGACGCAACAGCGCCGAACGTGTTGTTGAAGTTCATCTTTGACATAAGTCGTTTAGCCTAATGTGTTAAGGACTGCGCCGCTCTCGCGGACAATCGCGTTGATGAAGATTTTCTCCGCGACATCCGTCGGGATGAGTTCGAGGTCGACGATGACCTCCCGGTTGTTCCGGGTTTCCGGCGTGTTGTTCCGGTCATCCATGACCAGATTGTAGACCTCGATGCCGCGTTCGTTGACGATGCGGTCCAAGAACTCGCTGAAGGCCAGCTTGAGGGTGATGAGCAGTTCCGCGTCGTTCGGATCGAACACGTAACGGCGGGCAACCTGCGACATGCCGGTGAGCACCCAGTTGACGAGGATGACGTTGTGGACTGCCGTGAGCTTGCTCTCGGCGCGTTGCATCGTGCGCTCGCCGTACAGGTAGTGGCGGCCCTTGATCTTGAGGATCGGGTTGACGCTGTTGCCGTTCCCGTACATCGCCTGCTTGGTGTCGTCGGACACGCGGTCGAACTGAACGCGCTGGGCGATGGGCAGGTAGCCGCGAGTTTCGCCCGCTGCCGCGTACCACGGCTTGTCGTTGTTGAACGTGAGCGCCATGCAGCGCAGGACACCCAGCGTCGGCGGCACGAACTTGGTTTCCGCGAAGCGGTTCGTCATGACGAACCAGTTCCAGTAGCAAGCCACGTTGCGGTTGTCGATGCGAGTGCCATCCTGATTCGGCATCTTGCCGTTGTGCCAGTCGATGGCTTGGCGAGCGTTGAGGCCCGCCGGTACGTCGGTGATCGACATGGCGTTGATCTTGGCGCAGGTGCGGCCCATCTGCTCCATTACGGCCAAGCTGACGTTGTCCATCGGTGCGGCGAGGATGTTGATGTCCACGGTGTCGGTGTCCTCAAAAGCCCGGACGCCGCTCATCGTGTCGGTGGTCGGGTCGAGGTCGCCAATCCAGTCGGTATCCTGCGGATTCTCGCCGTTGTAGCCCTTGGTGAACTGGCCGCCCGTGTCCTGAACGTTGGCCACGGTGACTGCCAGCCAGCCTGCATTGGTCGCGCCCAGCGGCATCGGAACAGGCAATCCGGCGGTAGCCGTGCTGCCGAAGAAGCGGGAATCCCACGGGTGAACCGTGTTGGCCGCCGCTTGGTTGTCGGCGTAGGTGACATCGTACTCGACGTAGACGTACTGGCTCTTGCCCACTGCCAGACGAACGGTCCAGTAGTTGACCGTATCGCTGGGATCACTGGTGATGTTGTCGTGGGTTTCGACCAGAGCCGAATCCCAGTAGACTTCCAGCTTTTTGGTGCCCCCGTCAGAGCCGGGACGAACCATGAGGTACAAACCTTGTGCGCTGTCCGCGCCGTTGGCCCATGTGCCTTCCGTGGCTGCTTTGAGGCGCAGGAAAACCAGCTTGCTGTACGGCTTGTATAGGGCTGCCGCCGTGTAGTTGTCCTGCAAGGGAAGCGCCTGATAGCCAATCTGCGAGATGTTCGTTTTTTCGAGGAAGACCGTGCCGCTAGTGTCCGTGAAGTTGATGAGCGTGCTCTTGACGCGAACTTCTTCCGTGTTGTCCTTGTTGGTCTGCTTGATCTTGAACACGTCGCCCACCTGAATAGCCGAAGCGTTGGCAGAGCAGTAGAACTGGAAGTCGTTCTTGTACCCGCTGATCGAACCCACGGACGTATACACTGTGTCGGTAGTCGTGCCGCCACTGCCGTAGGCGTAGGCGTACAGGACGCCCTCGGCGGTGTTGGCCGCCTTGTCGTACACGCTGTAGCTGATCTGGGCATCCGGGCCGTAAGTCGCCGCCAGCGGGTCGCCCGCGCTGCTGATGCTGATGTTGCTGCCCGTGGCGCTGTCCACTGAGACATTCACCGTTGAAGGCATCCCGGCTTCAGTCACCCGGATGTAAACGTTGCCGTTGGTCAACAGGGCAGCGATGCGGGGCGCGTTCATCGTGCTGTAAAGCACGAACGAGTTCGTCCCGTAGGAAAATCCGTCAGCCGGAGCCAGTTCGGTGTAGCGATTGCCCACGCGGACAACCGTCACGGAGTTGGTGTAGTCGGCGATGACATCCACCGCGTCGGCGAGGAAGTAGCCCTCGCCGTCCGGCGTGGTCAGCCCGGTCGTCGTGTCGGTGGTGTACGTCGTCGTGATCGGTCGCCCAAACTTCTGGACGAAATCCTTCAGCGATTGGACTGGCGTCGGGGTGTCAAACGGCCCCTTGGACGCGACTCCAATTAAACCCGGCTTGAAATTACTCGTCGCCGGAGTGAAGAAGGATTTGTCGACAATCGTCGTGTAAACCCCTGGAAAGGTTTTTGGAGTGATCGTTGCCATAATCTTTTCGCTGCTTTAACTACGCGCCTGACCTCACGAAAGTACGCGGCTCCACGCGAACCGATACGTCAGCGTGAGTGTGTGCGTGTTGAGTTTTGATTGAGCCTCGCCGAACACAAAGACCATCGTCGTCCGATTCGACGCAAACCAGTTATTGGGAGCGTGCGATCCGAAGCCTATCGAACGAATTGCTGTGCTGTTGCCGTTGCCCACTAGAAACACCCCGGTCTTGTCGACGTACCACGTGCCTGCGACGTACGCCGCATTGGTGGTGGCAACGAACCAGTCCGTCAGCCCGTCGTGGCGATTGACCGTCGAACCAAACGAAGCTGGCGCGGACGCGTTGTCGGACACGAAAACGCCGTCGCCGCTGCCGTCTGACGGCTCACTCGCCCAGACCGCGTTGTCGTAGCTGCCGGTAAACCCAGAGCCAGAGACAACCGACGCCATACCGATAAGCTGCCAGCACTCAACGCCAGTCGTGCCCACAGCGGGCGCAACCGGCCAGCCGTTGATGGTCGCCGTTCGGCTGACAGGTGACGCTGGTGTCAGGGTCAAGTCCAACTCGTAGGTCACGCGTAGCTGCTGGCCTGCGTTCACCGCGACCGGCGCTGCCAGAAGAATGCGGCTGAAGATGTTGGTGCTGCCACTGGCCGACCAGCCCAGCGCAGCCTCGGTGTAGTTGACGGTGCCAACTTCAGCCGTGAAATCGAAGGTACGCCGAAGCTTGTATACGTTCGAGGCCAGCGAGGTTTGGCAGTAGGGCGCTCCCGTCAGGTAGGTGTTGGTGCGCTTAACCTGCGTGCCTAACTGGGTCTGGTTCGTCCTGTATACAGTGAACTGGCCCGCCCCCACAGAGGTGGAGTTGGACATCACCACAGTTGTCGGGTTGGTGACGCTGGAAATCTGCGACTCTTCGCCGGTATCCCACTTGATGACGTTGCCGCCGTCGACAAGCGTGCTGGTGAATGTAAACGACCCGCCGCTGAGCGTGACTCCGGTGCCTACCTGCGTGGCGTCTGTCACACCGCTATCGTCAGATGTCGGTGTGACGCCCGTGCCCGCAGAGCAGTAAAGCATGAGGTCAGCCCACAACGTCTGCGCCACCCGGTCCATGCCTTGGTTCAGGATAAGATTGTGCTGGCGCGGGTATTCCTTGACGACCTTGCCGGTCGCCGCGTCGACCACGAAACACTGGACAAACCCTTCGGCTTGCTGGTGAAGCGTTTTTATGATCTGGCTCATACGTACGTTCCGTTGTAAAAGCCCACGCTTGTCGTGCCAGCTTCGTAGTGCGTCCCGGCGCTCATGATTTTCGCCGCGTGCGTTCCGCGCTCGAAAGCTTGGCTCGTCGTGCCGCTTTCGTAATAACTACCAGCGTCGACAACGACAGCGGCGTACGTTCCGATTGAAAACACCATCGCGTTGGTTCCTGTCTCCGTGGTGGTGCCCGCCGAGACGATAGCGCTGGTGTGCGTGCCCGCCGCAAACGCCACAGCCGTCGTGCCAGCTTCATAGTACGTACCGGCGCTGACCGTGACCTGAAAATAGGTTCCACTGCTGAACGCGCCTGCTTCCCCCGCCTGCTCGACGTAGATGTACAAGTCCATCGACCCGACATGGAAAGCACTCCGGTTGGTGCCGCTGTCGGAGAGGGTTCCGCCGTCAACAACCACGATGGTTCCAGCCGAAACGTACGAGCCGTAGTAAAAGCCAACACTGTGGCTTCCCGACTCAGTGCCGGACGCTTCCGCAGGAGCCGGGGGCGACAAAACGGTGACGGTGCCTCCGCCGAATAATTCGGCTCCAGAGGACGGCAGGTAGCCCGGCGGCTCCAAGGGGCCGGGGAAGGTCACGATCAGCGACTGGAACAGAATCTCGTGGACTTGCGCGGCTTCGTCGCGGGCCACCCGCAGGGACGTGGCACAAGTGCCGGTCGGCGGCATCACGCTGACCGCCTCCTTGTAGCTGATGACATCGCTCTGCGGATTCTCACGCAGGTCAATGGTTCCAACGAACTCAAACGCTGCGTCCACCGCCTCCGGGGGAGCGCTGCCTTCGCGCACGATGAGCTTCCAGAGCGCCGGGTAAATCTTGTAGTTCAGATCGAGGTCGTAGCCCTCCACGACCACGGTGAAGCTGGTGCGGTACTCGACATTCTTGCCATCCTCCGGCTCCTCTGGGGTCATGTTCTGGATGTCCCCGTCGATGTAAAGGCGGACCAGCTTGTTCCCGAAGCCGGGGTAGCTGACCTTGATCCACGTCTGAAGCTGGGGGCCGCCCGTGCGCCAGAACTCCCTGAACAACTGCGCCGTGTAGAACGCCTGCGTGTCGGGCCGGTTGCAGAAGTGGTCGATCTGAAAGCGGTAGTCAAACGCCATCGGCATCCGGCTCGTGGTGACCTCGGCCAGATTGCATCGGGTCAGGCCGGTCCCCTGCTGGTGCGTCCCGTAAAACGGCTCCAAGGCGTCGCTGACCGTCGGGTAGTTGATCCAGCGCATCCGGTGGATCGAGAAATTCTGGTACTGGCGCAGCTTCCACCCCTTCCTGTATACACTCATCACCGGATAGCGCACCGGCTGCGGGTAGGGCTGGTAGAGGGGGTTGCCTTTCTCGTCCTTGACATCCAGCAGGTATTGAAACGGGTTGTTGGCCTCCGACCAAAGTTTGCTGAACAAACTGAACGCGTCCATCGGGCTGCTGAAGACGACCGGCACGGGAACGCCCCAGCGGAGCGTGAAGACCTTGTTGAGCCAACGTTGGAGCGCCAACTCGTGGTACCTCATGCTGGTGCTGCTGAGAGCACCGGCACTGACATCCAAAGTCTGTCCTACCCAATCGTTGGCCACACCCTAATTACGTTCGGCTTTGCGAATTCACCGAACAGCCGAAGCGCGGCCTGATCATAGGCCGCCGCAGCTCTTTGCTCGTCAACGAAATAGCCGAGATGGTGTCTGGAACGCTGGAAATGAATGTACGCCTGCCACTTTCCAAGGTCTTTTCTCCAAGTCACGCCTTTGAACCGGCTCGTGCAGCCTATCTGCTTATGCTGATTTTGAAGATTTTGACCGGATGTCGCTGCTCTTAGGTTTTGGCGTTGGTTATCCAGGCCATCCCCATTCTTGTGATCAACTTTCGTGGTCGCGCTCGTCACGCTTAGAATTTCACGGTGCATTTGGACCATTCGCCTGCGCCCAATACCAACGCTCTTGTTACGCGCCGCGTACCAGATCGTTCGGCATTTACGTGTGGCCTTTACGGCAAACCAGTTAAATTTTGAAAGTTCTTCAAAAGCGTCATCATCAACGACAGCGCTCTTGCCTTGGGTCAATGGAATAGTCCGCACAGGGTAAAGAACAGCGTGACTGAGGCGGAAGGAGAGACAACGAGCACGGTGCGTCAGCAACCGTGCTCGTTGCGGGGAGGGCGGGGTAAATTGGTTAGACGGGAACCAGCAACGAGGTCTGCATTTTGACCGTCGTGCCGTTTTCAAGTTCCACGTCGCAGAAGCCCGGATTCGAGTCGCTGATGGCTTTGACCTTGCCCTTGGCCCCGGTCATTCCTGAGATCGGGTCATCGACCACCGCGACCGTTTGACCGGACGTGATGTCTTCACCAAGAATCTGGTTCACAGCGCTGCGCACATAGTCCTTGCCGCCAGCCTCGACAGACTCCGCGATGATTTTCTTGATATTCATGTGCTTTAACTACTGCTTGGGTCCACTAGAATTGCTGCAAAAACAACTTCGTCAACTTTTTCCCACGGTTCGTACCAGTCTGATCCGCGCCGCAACTCAGTCATGAACGATTCTGACGAACCGGCTACCTTAACTACGAGCCTTCCGTTCACAAAGCTGAGGCTCACGCTCTCAGACATCCTCCGGGCTTTTTCCTCGATGCGTTTCAAGCGCTCCGGCAGATCATCCACTGGCTTTTTGCGCAGCGCACCGAACCCGGTCATGAGCGCTTCGACCACCTGTTCCCGCTGATCTCGTTCGCGCAGACGCTTTTCCATAACGCCGTCGACGGCCTCGTTGATGGCGTCGGCGATCATACTTCAGGCAGAGGACGCGTTTGTATACGTTCTGCTGGCGGCGGGTTGCCGGGGTCCACCAACGGGCGGGCGTCGCCGTCGGCAGGGATGCAGGTTTCGCAGACCAGCCCCAGCCAGACGTTGGTCTGGTGCCAGTACGAGGTCGGCTCCAAGACCACGCTGACGAGCATGTTCCGGTAGCCGTTGAAGTACATGATGTCCCCGCGCATCGGAAAATACTCGAACTTCTCCAAGAGCAGGTTGGCCATCCAGACCTTGTACTTCTGCTGGGGCACGATCCCCACGCGGGTCAAGCGCCAGTCCGGGCGCTCCGCCTGAATGATGGCGGGCATCTCGATAACCCTCGAAAATACAGTTCTTTCGTCCAATGACACGTGCCAAAGGTCATCGTACTTTTCTGACCGCCGGTCGACCTCGTAGAACTTGGGGTAGGGCCGGGGAGACATCGTGCGGACGTACTCGGAGTGGATGCCCAGCGCTGTCTGGGTGTCTGCCAGCCGGTAGACCTCCGGGTCGTAGTGCCACTCTTTGCGCTCGTTAAACGTCACACCGTAACTATTCTAGCAGATGAAAAAGCCGAACGCGCTCACCGAGTTGTTGCTCGAACTCCAGACGGAAAGTCTGAGGTCGGACGTGGAGGTCGTGAAATCCTCCAAGGCCATTATTTTCCTGAACGACGAAGCGGCGAGCGCTGATGATGGGGTCGAACTGACGGCCAACGACTGCGTGCTCCTGTTTGCCAACCCGTCCACGGTCCAGCGCATGGTGGACGCCTTGGAGAGCAAAGACGCCTCGCTGGCCCTGTTCGATGTGACCCCGAACGACGAAGTTTTGGAAGAATTGGAGCGCAACTTCGTCGCTGTGGATGAAGGCTGACCGTCTGTATACAAATGCCTGCTATTGTCCAATCTCTCGAAGGCTACGCCACCGTGCAGTACCAACTGGTGGTTGGCCACAAGCAAACGCTCACTTTCAACGCGGAAGTGGTGACCTTCGTCGATGCGGAGATCAAGGACGATGTATACGGCATAGGCACCGGGCTTCACACCTTCCGCACGCTGGACCCTGCCTTCTTGGAGAGCGTGAAGCAGGCCATGAGCAGTGCCGACCCGGTCATGGACTTCCGGCTTGGCTTTGGGTCGCCGCAACAGACCTACTGGTTGCCGTGGCAGCGCCACATCATCGTCAAGTACTACGCCAAGTTTGAGGGCATAGCAACGGCTGCCGGGCACCTGCTGGTGTTTCAAACCGCCAACAACCTTGTGCGCCTTGAGCGCTCCAACAAGGTCGTCTCCCGCAAAGGCGCTATCAGCGAAATCGTCAAGGCCATCGCCGAAGAAAACAAGATGGAATCGGTTGTCGAGCCGACCGAAGGAAAGTTCATGCTCTACCAGTCCTTCGTGGACGACACCCGCTTCATCCTTGACCGGCTGCTACCGCGAGCTATCAACACCAAAGGCCGGGGCGGGTACTACTTTTTCATACGCGACAACGTGATCCATTTCCACACGCCGGACTATCAGTCCACGGCCCGGCAAATGAACTACTACGACGTGTTCGGCACCGAATTGGCCATTCACGATGACAGCCAAGACCCAGCGCTCTGGGACAGCGGACTGGCGGGTATTCGGGTGATCGCGCACGATCCCTACACGGGCCAGACACAGGAGGTCGCGAGCAAACCGGATAAGGCGCTGCGTCTGGCAGACAGCATCTACCAGTTCAGCAGTGTAAACAACGGCCAGTGGAACATCCCATACCACCTGTCATTCAACCCGCCTTCAGAAACCGACGCCATTGCCCAGTACCGCTACCAGACAGCACGACAGCACACGTTCCGGTGCGTCACAACGCTCAGCAAGACCATATCGGTACGACACGGCGACCTGCTGAACTTGATCGTGACGCAGCAGAGCGACCGCGCCAGCAGCTACGGCGGATACTACTACGTCACGACAGCGGCCCACGTCGTCAAAAAGCAAGCTGTCAGCAGCATGTATACACTAGAGCGCGGCGAACTGCGCGGGCAGGACCAGAGCTTTTCCACGCAGGATGCCCAGAAGCAGCTTGTGGCCGACACGAAAGCGCCGGGCCAAGACCCGAACATCCTCGAAGTCCAGAGTTCCGAAGTCACCAAGGGGGCTGGAAAGCAATCGTCCGCCACAACCTTTACGGTCGTAGCGGACGCGAATACCGGAAAGCCGCTCTAGGTCAGAGGGCCGGGGATGGTCTTGGCTTGGAACAACTGTGGCGGGTAGTACGGATCATCCTTGCCGAACCCAAGCTCACTCCAACGACGTTGCGAGTCAATCTGCATCCGCAGGTTGCCCGTCGTGGTGCCAGTGCAGTACACTTCGAGGAAATTACGCTTTCCGCTGAGCAACTGTGTCTGCTGGCCGCCGGGGACAAGGTAGACCGGACTGGTCGTCAGGTTGTAGCGAGTGCCGCTGACGCTTCGGTCGTTTGTTTCGCGCAGGTGAACGGAGAAGAAGGTGTTCCCTACGTTCTCGAAAGTCACCAGCATGTTCGACGCAGAGACGCCGCCAGAAATCGAGGGCGGCCAGTCATCCTGCGTGTACAGCCGCGAAGTCACGTACCCAGAAACGACAGGACACTGAACCAGCGTTTTGCGCGGGAGAGGTTGAACGTATTCACCGGGGTTCATAGTGTCTCAGGTGTCGGTTAAAGGGTGAACGGTTTACTCGACCTCGTGGCTCTTTTTGCGTTCCTTCTCCTCGTCCGCTTCGGTTTCGTCTTCCTCCTCGTGAGGTTCGCCCTCGTCGTGAGGTTCGCCTTCCGGCGGGCCGCCTTCGTCTTCGATGTCGGAGGGAGGCTCATCGGGCATCGGCATTCCTTCAACGCCTTCAGGTCCAACCAGGGGTCCACCCGGCCCGCCCATGCCCCCGGCACCGGGAGGAAGTTCTTCTACCGGCGCGACTGCGGCGGCAATCTGTTCCAGCGAGATGGACATTTTGCGCAGAAGGCTAAGCGCCGTGTCACCTTCTGTGTCGGCTCCGACAGCACTGTCGCTGACCGGCGGCTCGCTCGGTTCGAGCGTTTCTCCGCCAATGTCGTCAAGCGGTGGTGCCCCAGAACCCAGTTGGCTGAGTTCGTCAGCCTCCATTTCCTCGACAAGTTTGATGGCTTCTTTGATGTTGCTCATATTGTCACCGTTCGCATTAACTACACTCTCCAAAATCAAATCACGCAGGGGTCGGCAGAGGTACGCTTCTTCTGGGCGCACCCAGCCGTACGCGCCGGGCTGCATCGGCTTAACCACACGGTTGCCGATCACGCGCTTGGGTTTGGAAATTGGTTTTTGCTGAATCCACGTGTACGGTCCAGCAGCCATGCCTTTTGGTATCGCCGTTCTTGCTGCCTGACGCGGCGGACCCGGCTTCTTCGGCCCGGTCCACGTGTAAGGTTTCTTCGTGGATGTTGGCGTTGGCGCGGCGGGCGGCATCCCGCGACCGCGCTGACCCGGAGGCTTGGCCAGTTCCGGTTGCGGAAGCGGTTCTGGCTTGATGTTCTTCAAGTCCGCCGTCGACTTGGGCTGCTGCTCCTTGGGCATACGCCCCGGAGCGTTTACACTCGCAGGCTTCGGCCCCTTGCGCACCGGCTGAGGCGCTTGTGGGGGCGCGACTGGAAGCTGGCCAAGGTTGCGCTGCTCACGGCGGCGACGTAGCTCTGCTTCCTTGGCTTTGGCCGCCCGCATTTGCCCCTCAAAATCCGTCCAGCGCTTGGTGGCGTACTTGGTCAGCCGGTCCAACTTGTAGGCCGTATCCGGCTCGTCGCCCTCGAAAGACGAGAGCATTCCGTAGAGATACTGCCGGGTAGCCAGAATGTGTTTACAAAGACCGGGCTTGCCCTTGGGGTTGGTGATCTTGGGCGCTCTATTCCATGCTTGGTTGAGCGAGTTGCCACCCACGACGCTGCTCTGGCGCTGCTTGTTCGTCCACGCCCAGCGATAGCGGAAATCGGGGCACGTGCAGTCCACCAAGCACTCCAAGTGCTGGAGCGGGACGTTCTTGGGGTTCTTGTTCTTCGGTTTGAAAAACTTCACGTAACCCCGGTGCCGGAGTCCGGTCGTGCTGGGGTTGGCCTTGAAGTTGAAGATGTAGTAGACCGCGTCCTGATAGCTGTCGATCTCCAGCGGCGGACCCTTGACTGTAAACGAACGGTAAACCCGTTTCGGCTCACTGATCCGAAAGAGCTTGTCGAAGGTCAGGCGCTCGCAGAGGCAAACGGACATATCAGGTCAGCGAACTGACGTTGGCACCTTGGTTGCCCGTCTCCCGCGCCGGGGTCTTGGCGTTGGGTATCAGCGGGTGCGGCTTGCTGGGCTGCGCCATCATCTTCGCGAGCCTGCCTTGCAGGTTGAGCTTGGGGCGCTGGCCGGGCTTGGCGGAGGCGGCCTGTACTTCTGCGGCGGGGATGGTCATTTCTGGTCCTTGCTGTTGAGTTTGTTTGGGCTTGGGTTCCGGCTTAATCGGAATCCACATGTCCTTGTCGCCCCGGTGTACTCGAAACGAGATCGGGTACTTCGGGTCGGCTTTGCGCAGCACGTACGACAAGTGATTCGTGTTGTACACGTAGAACGGCCCAATCGGCTCACCGCCGTCTGCGGGGGCAAACTTTCCCGTCTGAATGATGATGTCTCCAGCCCGCAAACCCGCCTGCGCCGCCGGGCCGTTGGGGATGACCTCCATGACCTGAATCCCCTGCTCACTGTTCATGTCGTACTGAAAGCCTACGTTGACCGGAGCGTTCAAGGGCATCGCCTCGCGCTCCGAGTAACCGACACCGTGTGCGGGCGCGTTAAAGCCTTCTTCCTCCGGGTCAATCTTGCCCAACTGCTGAGTAGGCACGCTGCGCTGCTCCTTGGCCGTCTGCTCCTGCGCCTGCTCCTCCCTCTCTGCGTCCTTGCTGCCGTACAGCACCCTGTCGACGTGTAACCGTTTTGGGCTGTCGGTGGTGTGCTTGCGATAGGCCACGGCATCGTGCTTTTCGAGGCCCAGCATTTTCTCCGCTTTTTCGGCACCCTCGGGTGTGGTGCGCACTGGAACACTTCGACCGATGACTTCCACGTTACCGGGATGGTGCTTGATGAGAAAGGTGTAGCCCTTGTCAACAAGAGCGTCGAGCATCCGCACGTCGTCCGGCGTGCCTTTGGGGATGATCTTGAAGTGGCGCAGATGGATGATGGCTTGATCGACGCTCTTGGCCACATACCCGTCGCTGGGCAGCCCCGGCCCAAAAATGTATACACCAGTCTGGTCGCCTGCCGACATCTCGTCGGCTTCGAGCAGCAGGTTGACGATCTCGCGAGCGTTCATCGCTTTAACTACGCCTTTGCGTTCTATCTCGGTATGGTTGACCTGAAGCTCAAGAACGTGTCCATCCGCAACTGGATGAAGTTCCACCATGTTCAGGTGGAATTCCCCGAAAAAGGGCTGGTCCTAGTCCAAGGCGTCAACACCGCCTCCGGCGGGGCACTGCTCTCCGTCGGCAGCGGCAAAACTGGCATCGGGGAAGCGATCAGCCGCACCCTGCTGGGCGTGCCGGGGCGCTTCACCACGCTGAAGCAGTTCTCGACCGACAAAAACGGCAATCTCTACGTCAAGCTGGAGGTCGAACTGCGCGGCAAGACGCTGATCGTCGAGTCCGGCTACAAGTGCAAGGAGATGAGTACCAGCGGTGAAGCGCTGCGCTACACCTACGACGGCAAGCTGATCGAACGCGGTTTGATCGCCCAGACCCGCGCCGAACTGAGCAAGCTCTTGGGCGTATCGCCACTCTTGGCCTCGTGGACCGCGTTCATCGACGGGGACAGCATCAAGTTCAACAAACTGGGGCAGGCGGACTCCGTGGAACTGGTCATGGCCAGCCTCAAGCAGCCGCCGTGGAGTGAGTACCACGAATCCAGCAAGAAGGCGTTGGGCGCTTTCCGGCGCAGCATGGCTGGCTCTGAAGCGACCCACACCAACGCGGCGGAGAGCGTGCGCACCGTCACCGCCGACGTGGACGTAGCCAAGCGCCAGTTGGCTACGGAGCGCAAGGTATTTGAGCAGGCCAAGCAGGCAAACGACGACCAGATTCAGCGCTTCAAGCGGGCTGTAAACAAGAAAACCCAACTCATCGACGAGGCCAAGACCGAGATGGAGGCCATCCAGAAGAAGCTGAAGCTCATGGAGGACCAGCGGGCTGAGGCCAGCCACAATCTGGAGATCAAGCTCCACGAGGTCGACGACGCGCTCCGGGCGGCGGAGGAAGCCCGCCAGCCCTTCAGCGACGCCCGCGACGCCGCAAACGAGAAAGTCACGGAAGCCCGCACGGCGCACAGCAACTACGCCAGCGCCGCCAAAGAGTGCCCCACCTGTAAGCGCCCGATGGGCCAGATCGACGAAAAGCGTCTCGCCTATCTGGCCGAACAGTTGGCCAAGGCCAAAGCGGCTGCCCAGAAAGCCAGCGAAGCATGGACCGCCGCAGAGCAGAAGGTTGTCACGCTCAACGTCCAGTACCGGGAAATCTCCAAGCAGCACCGGGAGGTCAGCGCCAAGCAGGACGTGGAGAACCTTGCTGACCGGCACGAGGAACTGAACGAAGGGGTCAACATGGCGCTCAATGAAATCCACGAGTACGAACTGGAGGCTGCCAAGCTCCAGAGCGGGCCGTCGGACAGCGCCGTCAAAACGGCGGAGGGCAGGCTGACCGACCGCAAAGCGGCCTTGGCGAAGGCACAGGCTGCGCTGGACGAGGCCGCCCACGCGCTGGCAGCCGATCAGGCGACGCTGAAAATCTTGGAGTACTGGAACCTCGCCTTCTCCCCCTACGGCATCCCCAACATGGTCCTGCGCGACGCCATCGCTCCTTTGAACAAGGAAGCCCGCCGCGTCAGCGCCGCCATGACCGGGGGCACCATCGAAGTCCGTTACAGCACCACACGTGAACTGGCCAGTGGCTTGGAAAAGGCCCAATTAAACATTGAGGTTGACAACAAGCTTGGTGACAAAGACCTCGGCGGCAGTTCCAAGGGAGAGGCCGGGCTGACCAACTTCATCATCGCCGAAACACTCTCGGAAGTGGGTCAGGTGTCCAGCCGGGTGGGCTATCGCTGGTACGACGAGATCGTGCCCCACCAAGACCCCCGCGTCTGCCACAGCATCTACTCCTACATGAAGGAGGCGGCGCACCGGCTGGGCATTGTGATCTTCTTGGTCGACCACAACCCAGTGGCCGCCAACTACGCAGACCACGTGCTCATCGTCGAAAAGAAAGGCGAGTCCGGCAAGGTCGCCAGCACCGTGCGCTGGCGCTAAGGCTCCGTTTCCCCGGTCGGGTTGGACGTGAAGCCTTGGTAGTTCGCCGCGTAAACCAGATCACGTGTGTTGTAGAGCTTGTTCTTGACTGTGTCGGCAAACGCCTGCCCGCTGCTGGCAACGGTGGGCGGAAACTGGCTATTGGTGACAGGAATGTTGTTCCCGTGCCCCGGACGGTGGACGAACACGAAGGAGAAATCTGCTGACGAGGGCAGGTTAAAGCTGCTGTTAGGCCCGCGCAGCCAAGGACCATTGAACTGAACCTTCACTTCGCGCACATAGCCTACGGCGGAGATACCGGGCTGGTCGTTGGTCGTCCACATCAGGTGAAGCCAGCAGGTAACCGGATTGAAAATACCACCCGTCTTTGCGTTGGTGGCTCCGGCGACGCCGTACACCTGATCCTGTGAGGCTCCAGCCTGAAGCTGCGCATCATCCGGTTTCCCGCCGTTTGCTGGTGTCTGCTTTTGCGAAGCCAGAGGCGATATTTGCACGTTCTTGTCGAAGGTGCTAATCGGCAGGATGAACGAGTGCAGCCGGGCAGCTAGTTGCAGGAGAGTCAGCGCTCCCTTCTTGCAGTACTGCTGATCCATCGCGTGCAGCCGGAAACTGAGCGGAATCTCCATTGGCTTTGTGCCTTTGTACTGGTGGATGCCATCAGGCATCACGATATTGGAATTGACCATGTATTCCGCGCTGCGAGCTAACTCGATGCTGTCCGGCATAGCCGGAAAGTCGATGCTGATGATGTTGGCAAAGCCACGGGTCTTGCCGCCGATATTTTCCAAATCCGCCCTTGTTGTCGAAGACGGAAGGGCTACCAGCCTGCCGCAGAGCAGGGATTCGTCGCGTCTGATGGTTGGGTCTGCCATAAATCACCGCCAGCGCCCAAGGCTCTGGTTTTGGAAACTCTGGTACATGAGCAAGCGCTGCTTAGCGCGTTCTTCCTCCTCGCGCTGCGCTTCTTCCTCGGTCTTGGTGACGTTCTTGCCCATGAGAACTTTGGTGTCCTCGCTGATTTTCACCAGCTTTTCGTTGAGAACCGCCGCCCGGTCTTCCCGGCGTGCCTGCTCCGGCGTTCTGTCGGTTAGCGTTGTAAACATTCCACTCGTCGTCGCAGCTTTCAGCACATCAGCCATGACTCCCTCTGATTGTTCCTCAAACCACGCTTTCTGAGCCTTGGCCAGTTCCGCCTTGTCGGCGATCTGCTCCACAAACATCTGGTTGGCTTCTTGGGCCAGATTGGCGAACGCTTTCTCAGCAGCCATCGGGTCGCCGGAGCGCACGTCGTGATAAATCCGCGCCCGGCGCTTTTCGTTCAGGAGATCACGCTGCGCAATGATGATTTTCTCTTGAGCCGCGCTTTGCTCGTTAAGCCGTTTCATCTCCAAGTAATGCTTGAGGCCGATGCCTACAGCTATCGTAGTAAGCGTAACCAGCAAACCTAACGGCCCGGTTAGGACAGCGAACCCAGTCCGAAGGAGAGTGGCAACTCGCGCAAGAGTTCCGCCGATAGTGGCTATTCCACTGCTGATGGTGGGAAACCAACGTGCAAACCAAGAACCAGCCGCAGCCGTTGGACCTGTCGCTCTCGTCATCGTGGTCAAGTTTCGCCAAAATGCTTCAGCAGGCGTTGAGACACCAAGGGCAGCGCGAGCCGCTGCGCCTGCGCTAGCACCTGCCTGAGCCGCTGCCAACCTTCCCATCGCGGCGGTCACTGCGTTTGTAGACATCACCACTGTCCACATCATGCCGACCAGCCTCGCCATGCGAACGCCCAGCAAAAGAACCACGCCACTCAAGCCAACAGTCACGCCAATGGCCACTTCGCGCCACTTGAGAAGCCACTCCACGAAGTCAGCCACCTTGTTGGCAACAGCGCCCACAACAAATACAAACGGGTAGAGCGCCCCTTGGAGCAAACCAGTGAGCGAGCTAATGAGCCGCTGAACCCCTTGATCCGTGGCGTGTAGCTGCTGACGCCAGCGGTCTTGGAGGCTGATCTGACCCGACTGCTGCGCGTTGGCTCTCTGGATGGCAATGAGCATCTGGTTCGCGTTGTCGGCGGTCGTGTTGAAAATCTGGCCCATCATCTGCAACCGGAACTGGCGCTCCCAGCCCTGCGACTGGCCCACCAGCATTTCCCCGTACTTGGCAAAACGGTCCATGACGTTCTGGACGCCTTGTGAGGTCGCCAAGAATTCCGGGTTGACGCCCAAAGCCCCGGCACCGACAATGCCTTCCGGGGTGGTCAGGCTGCCCAACAACTGCTGGAAAGCTCCTGCTTGGCCGCCCACTTCCTTGAGTGCTCCCTCGTAGCGGCCCACCAAGCGCACCACTTCCGGCAAGCCCGCTGCTCCCAATCCGGGGCGAAGCCGACCCAACGCCGTGCTGATGTTCGTCGCCAATCGCGCTGCCTCGTCCCCGGCCAAAGCGGTGTCGTTGACGATCTGGGCGATGACGTGCGCTACGCTCTCGAAGGAGCCTTTGATTTGGCGTTCAACGATACTGGCCAACTGAGCGCTCTGGCTGACCGAAACGCCCAAGCCCTGCTCCATCTGCGCCACCAAGCGCACGTTTGCGTTGAACGTTGTTTCGGTGTCCAGCCCGTAGTGAACCAGCGCCCGCGCCGCCGCTGTCGCCTTCTCAAATCCGATACCTAGCTGAGCCTGAAGAAGCAGTGTCTCCCGAAGCAGCACGCTCCGGTGTTCCCACGATGAATTCGCTTCGATCAAATCCTGATTGAACCGGCGTTGGCCTAGCCAGAGATCGGTTCCGGCAGCAAGCACGGCTCCCATCGCGCCTAAGCCGATCTTGCCTAGCGTATTGATCTCGGCGACCAAAACGCGCTGGTTGCGAAGCTCGCCGAACTGCTTCCTGATGACATCCAGCTTCAGGTTTTCTTCCTCGGTGCGGGCGCGGCCATCCAATTTAGCCTGTCGCACGATGACCTGTGCCTCGCCCATCCTCTCTTTGTACTGACGGACAAGGTTGACGTGGTTTAGCTGCTCAGCACTCCATGCCCGGTTAAGCGCTTGAACCGTCTGACTCCGTTTTACGATGTCGGTGATGATGCTTTTGATGCTCTCAAACCCGATCACGGTCATCGCCGCAGCCTTGAACGAATTGCTGACCCCGGCGGCAGACTTCTCGTTTCGCGCCATGTCCTCTGCCATGCCGTGAACTCTGTCGGCTACGTGGTCGATTCCTGCGTCCGTGGCGGCCATAAATTATCGGGTTGACAGACTGCCTGACTTTGTATACGTTAGCGCCATGTACTTAGACCTCAAATCCGTGGTAGTGGGATACGTTGTAGGCTCCAGTACAAGCATTTTCAGCGGCGTAGGCACGCCGGGCAGCGGGAGCGGTTTTCCGAACAACGGAAAATGCCATAGCCGTTCCTGCGCCTACCAAATGAAACATCATCCACCGCATATCTGGACCTGTAATTGCGAGCGCCAGCAGGCCGCCAAAGCCCGGCTCCAAGGCACAGCGCCCCGGATGCCCCGCGAAGAATTGGCATGTAGAATCATCGCTGCTGTTTGTTACGTTGCTCTCGTAGTTCTCGTCACGATTTACTGGTAGCCGTCCAGCATCGCCTTCACCACCTGCTCCGGGGTCCGGCGAACTGAATCCTTGATGGCGCTGGGCACACGTCCTACCGCGTCCTTGCTTTTCATCTTGCTACCCGGCTTCTCCCCAGCCAGTTCCGACCGCAGTTTGGCGGAGGTCTTCCACTTGGCATCCGTGCCGCCCGTGGTCTTGAACGCCTGCTTGCTGGTCATCCGGGCGAACTTCAGCCCGGTCTTGCCCAGTCCCAGCTTGGGCGCGTCGTCCCGGCCTTCCATGAGGCGGTCGCGCTCAAACATGGCGCGGGCGGTCAAGCGCTCACCCACCTTTTGGGGCAGCCCCTTGCGCTTGGTGGCGGCAAACTTGTGCAGTTCGCCGGTCCCTTTCATGGATTTGAACATGTGCTTGGACGCGCCCTTGAGCTTGCTCTTGGGCAGGTCGCCTTTCTCGACGGCGTGGGCAATCCCCGCCGCCGCTTGTTGTGCTTTCGATGTCGCAGGCATAGATCGTCGTATTTTGACCGTTCCACCTAACTACCTCCCCTGTCAAAAACCCATGAAAAATTATTTGTAGATTCATGTTGACAGCTATCTGGTCATCGTATACAGTGTCGATAGTTCTGGGACGTATGAACCCCCAGACGCGACAAAAACCAAAAACAAAAACAGAGCATGAAAGAGCTAAACTTGACCCTCCACTGCGGCGGATACCGAACTGAACTCGAAGCCGTCGAGAAAGTATTCACCCCCGCGCCCGTTGGCCGTTGGCACCCCATCGCCCACATCGACCTCCACCGCTGCATCGAGAAAGCGGTCGCCGCCCTGAACCTCCGCATCGTCGCTCAAGTCCACGCCCTCGCCCGGAACGGCAACCACTATTTCGGGATGTACCAAGTCGTGAACGGGCACGCCAACAGCGAGATGGGCCTCGTCCTCGGCACCCGGAACAGCCACGACAAGACGTTCGTCGCCGGGCTGGCGGCTGGCGACGGCGTGTTCGCCTGCGACAACCTCGCGTTCTGGAGCGAAGTGGTGCTGGGCCGGGTCCACACCACGAACATCGTCCGTGACCTCCCCCTCATCTGCAACAAGGCCGTTGGGATGCTGGCGGACAAGTGGACCGACATGGAAAGCCGGGTCACCGCCTACAAGGCCCGCGAACTCAACGACGAGCAGGCGCACGATTTCATCATCCGCTCGGTCGACGCCGGGGCGCTCACCACGACCGGCATCCCCACGGTGCTCAAGGAATGGCGCACGCCCAGCCACGCCGAGTTCTCCGCCGACGGTCGCACCGCGTGGCGGCTCCGCAACGCCTACACCGAGTCCTACAAGCTGGTCGAGAACCCGGCCATCCTCACCCGGCGCTCGCAAGTTCTCAACGGGATGCTGGACGCGACCTGCGGGCTGCTCTGCAAGGAAAAGCCCATCATCGAAGTCGACGCCGCCGTCGCAGCCAATTAGCTCGGCGAACTAGGTAATCGTCGAGAAAGCGGGGGCTGGCACCCAAAGGAGGGCCAGCCCCCGACGTTTGTAAACAAATCAGTTCTAAGGGGCATGGCTGAAGAAACCCCAGCGCCAAAGCCCAAGCCGACCAAGCTCACGCAGGTCAGCTACGGGATGACTGTAAACACTGGGAACTACGAAACCGTCAGGTTTGACCTGACGGCTCAAGTAGCGCCGGACGAAGACTGGCGTGACGTTCTGGAATCGCTCCGGCGCAAGTCGCGCAAGCTCAAGGAGCGAATCCAGAGCGAAGGGGACTAGGTGTTGTTGACGCTGCGCGGGGCACCGGCCACGTTGGGGCCGCAGTTGATGCCATAACGGTTCATTCCCTTCGGAATGCCCGCAGCGCCAAATCCCGCCCTCAGCGGTGCCGCCTGCATCGAGCCGTCAAAATCCAGCCCGGTGTAGGGAATCGCTGCGTTCAGCACGGCTTGGTTGGAGGACCGGCCTGCGCCTGCGGCGTTGGGACCGTTGTCGTATCTCGCGTTCGGATCGTTGTTCAGATCAGCCATAAAATTGCTCCGGTTTTACTGTCACACTAACTACGAGGGCTGGTGCGTGTTGGCCCCGTACTCCGGCCCCACGCTCCCGGTGGTCGTGACCACGACCGCTATCACCTGCGGGTACTTGGTTGGAGGGATAGCCCCGGCGGCGTGCGGCCCCATCGAGGGTATCTGAACGACCGGGACGTTGGTGCCTTGCGTCACGCTGGTCGCTGTGAAGTTGTACAGGTCGCGGGCGAAGACCTCCTGCTTGCGCACCTTGGGCTGGGTGGGCCGGGCTGACTGCCAAGGAGTGGGCGTGGCCATTCAAGCATCCAGCAAAGCGGTCACAAGCTGCTCTGAAACATGGCGCAGCTTGCCGCCTCGATTGGTAAAACCAGCTTTTTTGATCCAGCGCTTAATCGTGCTCGGCGATCTTCCTGCTGACTTTGAGATTTCCCGATCAGTTTGACCCGCCTGACGGCAGCGCACCGCCGCCGCTGTGTTGCAGATGTCGCTGAATTTGAGTTTTGCTTCGTTCATGATTGGTGAGTGTTTACACCGTAAGGTCCGTGCCCTAGCGGTGTGTCCGTGCCGGTGGTGATGACCTCGTAGTGCGGCGCGTAGGGCCACGGCTCCGTGCCGTGGGTAAAGATCACACGCACGTTAGGCTCTGCCGGGATTTTCTGCCCGGCGCTCGCGATCTGCCAAGGAGTTGCTTCAGCCACGTCTTAACTACCGACGCGCTGGATGCGCACACACTGCTCGGCATTGATGTCGAGGGCACAGCCGGGGAGGTACCGCAGCACAGACTCGACGGCTCGCCGTCGGTGGTTCCCTTCGTGGTTCGTCATCTCGCCCCACACCGTGATAGTGCGCTTGTCGGCAGCTATGACCTTGACCCAGAAACGGAAGCTCATAACAAGAAAGCCCCGGAGGGTTACTCCGGGGCTTCGTGATTCAATCAGACTTCAGCGCTTAGCCGATGGTCTGGCCGAAGGCGGTCGGGCTGTTCTGCACGAGGCCACGGCAGTACATCTTCGAGTTGACCATCTTCCGGGCGAAGCTGGTCGCAAACCCGCGCTGGTGGATGAAGTCCGGCAGGACGACATCGGGCGTGGTGTACAGTTTTTGGTACTCGGCCAACACGTACCCGGTCGTGAGGAACTGATCGCCCTTGTGGCCGACCAAGAACTCGTTCGTGGGATAGTGCGGGTCAGCGAAGACCTTCTTGTTGCCCAAGTCGCCGATGTAGGTGATGCCCTGCATCTGCACCCGGTTGTTCTTGGGTACGAACTGCGGCAGCGTCGCAACGACGGTCGCCGCTTGGAGGCCAAGCAGCAGCCAGTTGCCCGCAACCATGTTCGTCGCGCCGAAGATGAAGTTGCTCGCCGTCTCGAACGCGTCGATGATGGAGAACTTGTGCGTCTGGTAGTTCACGCCGGTCGGCGCGATGGCATCCCAGACCACGAAACCTGCATCGGCCTTGGCACGCAGGTCGAAGATGACCTGACGGTGCTTCTGGTACTGCAACGCATTCGTCAGGGCGTTGAGCAACACGCTCTCCGCCTTGATGTTGTACATTGCTTGCAGGTTTTGATCGGCTTCTTCCGACCAGAGCGTCTTCAGCTTCATCACCTTCGCGGTGACGGGGGTGCTGGAGAGCTTCATCTCGTAATCCTGAATGGCGAGGTTGCCTTCAGAATTGAACGCGTACGTCACGGTGTACGCAGCGGTCTGATACGCGACGCCGCCCGCCGTGAAGTCCACGGTGCCAGCGCCAGTACCTTGGTAGGTGATGGTGCCGACTGCCGCGTTGGTCGCCACGTTGACGATGACGCCGTTGCCGTCGTCAGCCACGTTCGCCGCGCCTACCGTGCCGCTAAAGGTGCCGGGGCGGATCGGGGTCCACTCCAGAACCATGACGCCGGAACCATTGGTGGTGCCAGCCTCGTCTTGGATGACTTCGTCGCCGTCGTCATCGCGGTCCACTGCGCCTTGCAGGGCACGCCACATGGGCGCTCCAGCAGGCGTGCGGCCCTTGCGGCGACCGGTCACGATGTCCATGTACACGATCTGCGACACGGGTCCGGCCATCGGTTGCAGGGCAACCAACTGGTCGATCACGTCGTTCTCGGACATGTTCGCGATGATCGGGAAAATCCACTTGTCGAACGTTCCCAGCGACGTTGTGCGCGTCACTTCATCGAGCCGCCCGAAGCGGTTGCGGCAGTTCTCCAGCATGATCGCTGCGACTGCGCGTTTGTGCTCAGGCATGTGTTGGACGAATTCCTTCCAGCCCTTCGCTTCCCAGAGGCCGCGAGAGTTCTTTTCAGGAATGCCCAATGATGTTTCAGCGAGGCGATAGCCCCACTCCAGAACGTCCATGAAACGGGAGATGTGCCCGCCATCGGACGCCAGTACCGGTCTTCCACTTTCAGTCAGGATAACCATAATGTTTCGTTGTTTCTGTGGTTGATGGCTTTGGTTTGCTTACTTGGTGGCGGGTGCGGGTGCTCCGCTCAGACGACGCACCAGTTCCACGGACTCGTTGATTGCCCGGACAGACAGGTCAACGCGTTCGGTTTTCAGCACTTTGGCCTCAGCAACGGGCTGAGCGCCTTCTTTCTTGCCCTCGGTCACGGATTCGTGTGCAACGGCTCCGGGTTCCTTGGCAACCTTGTCGGCATCAGGGCTGCCAGCGCCCTTCTGCTTCTCGTCCTTGATGGCTTCTTTGCCGGGCTGCTCGCCTTCCTTCGGCTGGGTGAGCTTGCCTTTCTCGGCTTCTTCCTCTTGGACAGTCTTCTTGGGTTTGCCTTCCAGCTTCTCGCGGATGGCAACGATGTGACGGAGACGGGACGCTTCCTTCAGCGACTTCTGAATCTCCGGTGTCTGGGCCTTGTCCTTGAACTCAAGGACGATCAGGCGACGACCCAACTCGGTCACGTCTTCGTGATAACGGTTGGCCATGAGGTCGAGAGCTTCGCAGGAAGTGTCGAAGTCCTTTTCCAAGGTCACGGACTTCTGCTTGCGGCTCTCGGCGATACGCTGCCAGCCTTGGCCGCGACGGGTCAGTTCTTCGAGCATCTTGACCCGGCTGCCATCAGCCTTCAGCGACTCACCCAGCTTCTTTTTGAAGGTGACGGCGGTAGAAGCGACCGCGTTGATGACCCGCATGAGCTTTTCGTTCTGCTCACCGAGACGTTTTGCCTCTTTGGCAGGCAACTTGATGGTTTCGGTGAAGCCCTTGGACACGTCGTCGAGGGTGTTGTGGAGCTTCTGCGCTTCCCAAGACCGCTTGGGATCGGCAGCCGCCCACTCTGCAACATTCTGGTGCAGTTCCTCGACTTGTGTCATGGACTCAGCGAACCGTGTCGGCTTGGCTGAATCGGCACTCCGTAGAGAGTCAATCCGGCTTTTGATCTCGTTCAGTTCCATAGTCTTGTTGTTTTTGTTGGTTTCGCTGGCAGGTTTGGCCACACCAGTTGAAGGTGACGATTCCTTCAAAACGACAGAGGTTGCTGCGGTCGTCGGGGCCGCAGGTTTTTGCACAGATTCAGCTTGGGGGTTCGGGGCGACTGGTTCAGCCATCTGTGCGACGGTTGAACTCCGGTTGGGGGTTAGCTCCGCCTGCTCAAAGCTGGGCTTGATTACCACGTCCCAGCCTTCGCAAACGTAGTCCTCTTGGACATCATCCACTCCATCCGTCGCCTTGGACAACGAGCCGTAGCCACGGCTTGATACCAGCGGGTTGTAGCCTCCTTCGATCAACGCCTTCAGCTTCCTGCCTTCCTCGGTGTCCAGCAGAGCGATGTCGCCCACGACCTCATAGACCTTCTGGCCCTTGGCGTCGGTGGACTCGATCATCTCGGCGTTGGTGACGTGGTGGGAGATCGGGGAGAGAAGGGTTACGATACCGTCCTTGGGATGTTCCAGAAGACCAAAAGCCGCGTTCCGCTTGATAGACTCCTTCAAGATGGAACCCGGTTGCAGATTCTTCTCCCACACTCTCCGACCGTAACGGCGGTTGTTGCCGTTAACGCAGTCACAAACGCTGAAGCGTCCGGGTATGCGCGTAAAGCTACTCCCGTTCGGGCGACTTTCAGCGACAGGAGTTTTGGTCCTGTCGACAATGAAAGGGAAAGCGCCCGTCACGCCTTCAATCAGGTATTGTCGCATACGCAGTTTACCGCGATATACGTAAAAAACCTGAGAGCACGGTGCTGTAGACAATCGTCTTTCGCACCTAAGACGATTGGCCGTTCAATCAAAACCCGGACGGGCGCTAGATGTCAGGCGCGTAGGGAAGCTTGGTAACCGGAGGCTCCTTGGGATTCTCGATTTCAACCTCACCCCGCTGAAAGTTCCAGACGTGATCCAACATTTTTTCGATCACGTCCATGTTGGCTCCACGGACCTTGAACCACGTCCTAGTTTCTTCAGGATCAAGTTCTTCCGTCTGTCCGTTATCCAGCGTAAGCGTGAAAAACTCGCCCCACATCGGGCGCGTAATCACCACGTGGAGAATGTCACTAATCTTAGGTTCTGGGCCAACGCTGATCGGCATAAGCTAAAACGTTTCGGAGGACCGTGTTGAATGTGTCGATGTCAACAACCTCATTTCCAGATGCTAAGTGGGAGTTGTTTACAACTTCCTCCACAGCCGCCTCGGCCATCTCGGGGTAGTTGTCATCGTTTACGAGTCCACTTTCGACCTGACCGGCAAAGATTTTTGTTGCCTGCTCCGTGGCGTTGTCCACAGCAGAGGGCAGCCCGTCCACGTACCGCCGGACATCTGCGTCCCCTTCCATTTCGCTCAGGATGCTCTCCAAGACGCCGGGGTTGCCGGTGACATGAAAGTACTCCGGCTCGCCTTCGCACTCGTCAAAGGGCGCGTACGGCTCACTGACGGTCAAACGGGTGAGGTACCTCTTGAACAGCTTGTGGTAAACAGTCAGCTTGTGGGGAATGTAGCTGCCGATGTACAGGTCGCCGTGCTGCTTGATCCAGTTGGCGACTGTATGCAAAAGCTCGAAGCGGTGGCCAAGGGCGTGGGTGCTTCCGGGGAACTTCTGGCGCTGGCTCTCCGGGTCGAACTTGCGGCCAACCGCGTTCAAGCTGACCTCGTTGAACTTGATCGGCTGGCCCTTGATGTGCGCCCGGCCCTGCCAGAGCTTCAGTTCGTAGTCGCCGACCTGAGCCGTATCCAGCAGGTGGTAGCCCTCGGGCGTATAGTCGCCCTCAGCATCCAGCAAGCAGTATACAAGCGCTCCTGCATTCATCCGTTGAACCGACGGAAGGCGCTCATGATCTTCGACCCGTCCCCGATGGGCGCTGGGTCTGGCATGGCGCTGCCGCCGTCTTTGGCCGCGACCAGCAGGTTGGCGGCCTTGGCGGCTGCTTCCTCTGCGACCGGGCTGACGCCCATCATCGCCGCAGCCTGTTCCTCGGTCACGGCGGTTCCGGCGTTCTGGAAGCGTTCCAGTTCACCCTGACCCTGCTCCGCTGCGGGCTTGGAGGGCCGGTTCTTGCCCAAGAGCACGTCCATCGCCTTGGCGGCCACATCCCCAACCGGTGACTGGGACGGTTGCGCCCGCTCCAAGTCGGCGGCAGTGAACTTCTCCGGGCCGGTGGCACCGGGAACTTGAGAGGGATCAATGGGCTGGGTGGACTGCGGGGTCACGTCAGGTGCGGTCAAGGCCGAGTACGGTGTGAGGTACTTCTCCTTGTCCGCCTGCGGGTGCGACGGCTCCTGTACCACGTCCTTGGTGGGGCGCAGCGGCTTGCCGACGGTCATCTCCGACGGGTCCACAGGCTCGGCATCCTTGGGAATGACTTCTTCCTTCTCATCTGCTTCACCGACCATGCGCCGCACGCTATCGTCAGGACCATCCTCGTCGGCACCCCGGCGGTTGCGGCTGCGAAAGGTTTTTCGAGGAACCCCCGCAAGCACGGGGACCACGTCGTCTTCGCCCAACAAGCGGCTCATCATCGTATTCCTCATATCACGTTTTCTTCCTCGGCATTGCCTGCGTGTTGAAGCGCACTCTGGTACTCGGGGGGTGTCGTGGGTGGCTCGATACCTTCGGTGTCCGCCAATTCGTCGAGCATCTGGCCTAACATGCGACCCTGCTCATGTCCGATGGCAAAAAGCATATCCACGAAATCCGCGTAGCTGGCCTCTGTAAACATCAGCCGGGCAGCTACCGCCATGTGGTCACCGGCCTGCCACTGCCGGATCAACTCCTGCATGTTGGGCGCGGCGGTCGGCGGAGCTTGGGGTTCCGCTTCCGGGGGCGCGTCGGCTTCCTTTGAAGGCTCCAGTTCAGTAGGCGTCGCTAGTTCTGTGGCGGCGTCCTGCTCGGCAGCTTCACCCAGTAACCGCTTCAAATACGGGTTCGATGTCACACCCTAACTACACCAGCGAGGTCGCGAGCTTGTACCCGATCTGCTCAAGCTGGCGGCAAGGAATGCCTCCGCCAAAATAGCCACCAGCCGTCAGTGGGTAATCCAGACGGTACGGGCGGTAGTAATGGCGATTACGATATTCCCAGCCAGCCCGGTGCATGATCGCGCTGGCTTCTGAGTCCGCTTGGCGGCGGGCGGCCCCTGTGACGCTGGTTTCAACGTCCTGATGGCCTAAAAGCTCGTGCTCCAGATCGAGGCAGTTCATATCCTGCCCTTCGCACTGGATACCGCCAGCCAAGCGGCAGCGATGGGTGTAGTCGCAGTGTTCCTCACCAAACTTCCCGAACTCTGCGTCGAAGTACCCGACCTTTTCCACCAGTTCCCGCGTAATCGACATCATGATCCCAGTCATCCGGGGCAGGAACTTGATGCCGTAGCCGCGCCAGCGGTAAGTCGTCCACTTGTACGACTCCGGGGTGCCGGAGATCGCGGGCGACGCCTTGACGAAGTCGCAGAAGCAGAACAAGCCAATGCTGAGGTCTTTGTGGGCCTGCCCGTAGAACTTCACGAAGTCACCATTTACAACCATGTCGTCGTTGCACAGGACCAGATGGTCGCAGTCGCCGTCCATGAAAATTTTCAAAATACGATTGCTGTTACCCGCCACGCCCAAATTTCGGTCGCCCATGTATACATCCACATTGGGATAATTGGCAGCCATAGGTTCGTCCGGCATCCACTTGGTCGCCATTAGTTCCGGGCACGGTGAAGGTTTTCGCCCGGCCTGTAAAAAATCGCTCGTGCCATCTCTTTGGCCACAATCTTCAGCGACCACGCAGGCGTACTGAGGACAATGCTTCTCCACGCCATCAAGCATGGCTCTGAGCGCGTGCAACCGCCGATAAGTTAAAATTCCTATCAAACTTTTCATAAACCAGTATAGTCAGGCATAAACCAAATGAAACGCATTGATTTAACCGGAAAACGATTCACTCGCTTATGCATCAAAGTGTGCAAGGCGTGAAGCCGACGATAGGTGATGATGGCAAAGGCACTTTTCACGCCACTAAGAACAGAGAACCACACCAAGCGAAATCCACACACTCCAGCAGCGGGTAGCGTATGGCAAGGTGCGGCTCTCTGCAAATCACTCAGGATTGAGCTTGTCGAACAGTTGCTTGCCCACGCGAAAGCGCACCATGCGCCGGGCTGGTATCTGGTACTGGCCTGCGCCGGGGTTGCGCGGGTTGCGCCCGATCTTGGGCTTGCGATGGACGACATCGAAGATGCCAAAGCCGCGAAATTCGATCTTCTTCTCGGCAGCCAGCGCTTCGGTTAAAATCTCCAAGGTCTGGTCTACAATGCCCTTGGCTCTGTCAACAGGAATAGCCAGTTTGACACCCAGTTCTACCGCAAATTCGTTGCGAGTGAAGTTGTTCATTTACGTCGGCCTTCCCAGAACCCCAGCACGATCCGCGCTGCGGCTTCCGGCATGAGGTTGATGTCTGCCTGAACGTCGAGGATGAATACCAACACGCGGTACACTAAGACGAGCAACCAGCACTGGACCAGAAAAATGTTTACAACAGCCAGCGCAATCAGATGGATCGGCTCCGGGTTGCCGAACAGCTTCCAGAAGCCCAGCGTGACCCAGACCATGGCGATCAGGCCCAGCATCACGTAGTCGTGCGGCGCGAAAAGACCAAGCTTCCGCTGAGCTTCCCAGCGCGTCAGCGTCTTCTCCGGCCCGGTTACATCGGGTGGCTGTGTCATATCACTCAAAGGTTTCCCTGCCGTGCTGCTCAATCAGCGCGATGATCTCCGACAGGGGAGCCTCGTCACGCGGAAACCAAGTTTTCTGCTTACCAACGAGCCGCTTTTTCAGGTTGTCGCTGGGGTTGCTGAACCGAAGCTTGAGCGGCGACTCCCGCTCGACGTAGATGACGAACCGGCGCTTTTTGTCGTCGCCGATATGATGGTAGTAGCAGGTCTGGCCCTGCCGCACAGCCTTCTTGAAAATCTCGTCGAGATGGCTCAGGATTTCGGCCTCGTCGGCGGTGCTGATGGGCTGGGAAACGTCGCTGCTGGTGCGCGGAAGGAAAGCGGGGATGCGGGGCTGTCTTCCGCCCAATAGGCGCGGGCTTTGCACCATCTTGGTCAGGCCAAGGTTGGCGGCCTCCACCGCGCAGGAGTGGCGCAGGTCGCACATGTTGCACTGGCGGCAGTTCTTCTGGTAAAGCACGCCGTAGCACGCCAGCTTGTCGTCGCCGATGCAGCGGGGCACTTTGGCCCCAACTCCCTCCAGCATCTCGCAAATCTGCGCGTTATCCTTCACCTTGTCGAACTGGTCCCGCGCCGCCATCGTGAGCATTCGGCGTACGATCATGTCGTCGATGTCACTGGGTATCTGCAAGCCAAAGACTTCCTTGAGTTGCGCCACTATCGCGCTGCGCCGCGCCATGCTCTCGTGTTCTGTGTCAGTTGCCATACGGTACAATTTGATCTTGTTCCGTATAGATAGAACGGCTTCGTCGAAAAGTTCAGGTGACAGGCCCAAAGCTTCCGCCATGTGGGTGAACTTGATCTTGATGTTCAGCCGGTCGTAGTTGGCCTTGCGCATCGCGTCCTGCTCCGCGTAGCACCGGGCGTGCGGACTGGGCCGGATCATCTCATGGTAAACCAAACGCTCAGCCGAAGTGAGCGTGTGGGTGTACTCGGCAGACGTGTGGCTGAAACCCCAGTCGATGTCCCTGTCCTCGTCCTCGCCGGAATGGCCGTGATCGCTCACCTGCAAACCCAGATCAGGGTCGTCGAGGCTCAGGTCGACGTTCTTGTGGTACTCAACCTCTGGCTCATCTTCGTGGTCACCGGGCTTGGCTGAAGGAACAAAGCGCTGCTCGCGGGGCGGAGGCTTTTGCCCGGTGCGCTTTTCCGTGAACCGGTACTTCTGGACCCGGCTTCGTGCGTTATTGTTTACAACGGTCGCGAAGAACTTGAAGAAGGTGGCGCGGGTAGGGCACCTGTCGCTGTCCAGCAGCCCCTTGGTGATGACCTCGGCCAGCTTGAGGTTGCCCTCGCCCATCAGTTCGTCAAACTGTAGGTGCGGCGTGGTTGTGTCGCAGTACTTCTGGGAGGCGGTGGCGATGACCCGCTGCAAGTCCGGCATCATTTCGTCCAGAACCGGCGGGCGCAGTTCCGGGTCTTTGAAGATCAGAAAAAGACTTCGGCGCTGCGGGCGCAAACGCGCCACCATGTCATTCGTCAGCGGAATCTTCGTGAAAAATGCTGTGCTCTCCATAACGTCGCGGGTCTATCTGTTCTACCATTTCATTGAAAACTTCCTGCGCCGTACGCGGCGTCTTCTTGTGCTTGCGAGCGATCTCAGCCACAGCGTCAGGATCAAGGTCGCTGCGTTCGATGTCGCGAGCAAGCAGGTGATTTTCTCGCAGCTTTGCGAGGTACTGCAAGGTTGGAAATTTCACGCGCTGGCCACCCAGCTTCGTGCAACCTTCCAGAGTTTTTTCGATACCGAAGATGTTTACAAACTCAGGTAGAAAGGTATAACTCTCTGACGCCATCATCAGGTCATGCCCCGTGAACGGGACGTAGACCTTTTCGTAGAAGGCATGGCGCAGGTTTACAATCGACCAGTTGTAGAAAAACTTCGATAGCTCGAAGCTGATACCAAACGCATAGGAGGCGCTTTTGATGGCCGCTTGCTTGTCGTGCTCGTCGTCGATGATGCAGAGGGTCAGAAAACGGATGGCCCCGATCTCCTGCGGGTCGCCCCAGCGGACGGTCAACTCGTCGAGCTTGCAGCGCAACTCCTCGGCGATGTCGTGCTTGTCAACCTCGTGGTCCTCAACGCCGTAGAACTTCTCCAAGTGGTCGCTGGTGACGTGGTAGCGCTTGCGGTACTGGTTGACTTTGACCAGTTCCGACCGGAAAGCGTTCTTGGCGCAGTTGTGGACCACAACACCTTCTGCCACAAAGTTCCGAGTACCCGGAACGGTGATGTCGTACTTTTTAGAAAAGTCAGGAGTAAACCAAGTGCCGGGACCGTTTCTCCCGTTGCGAATGTTGGTATGCCCAATAATTCCCCGACTTTTGAATGAACAGGGCACGCGCCGGTAGGCTACTAAAGGCGGGCACACCGACGGCCCTCTCCAACTGCCCGGCATTTTGTAACGAAAGCCGTCCAGCACGTAAGGACCGATAAGCTCGAACAAACGCTGGCGGCTTTCAGCTTGAACTTGAAGGTAACCGTAGTTCTTGCCCTTGCGCTGATGATAATGGGTAACGACGCCGTAGCGGAACTCCAGAACCGTCTTAAGCGACAAGCATTCACGGCGGCTAAAGCCGTCTGTCGCGAACTTAACAGCGCCGCGCTTGGCGTCAAAACTTCCGTCATCCATAAACCAGTAAGCAAGAGCCAGCGGCGTCAAATGCGACAGCACGAACTGATTTACGCTTTTTCGACGCGGAAGTTGTTTGTATTCAGGCCACGCGGCTCGCAGCGGAATGCACACAGAATTAGAGTAATAACGCTTACCTTTGATAACGCACTCTCCATCGTAAACATTCTTGTCGAATTGCGCGGCCAGATATTCGACGTAGAACTTCTGCTTGCGGCCATGCCCTGCCACGAGCGCGTGCTTACAGTTGATGTGGCCGTCACCCAGATACATGCCGACGACGGCTTCAATTCCGGCGGCGGTCAGGCGCGGTGTCCGCAGGTACAACAGGTCCGTTGACTGCAAATCATCGACGGCGACCCAGCCGCGCTGTGTTTGAAACTCGTGGTCATGAGTGGCAAACAGCACGCGGTTGAATCCTGCTGGATGCTGAACCGAAACCTTTCGCCAACTGCTGCGCAGAGCCTCGGAAACAATCCAGTCAGAGACGCTTCTAGCCGTAAAAGCGCCCATTTCTTCGTCCCAAGTCACCACAGACACCGGCAGGCGATTACGAACGATAGCATCAATACGCATCGTAGTGCCGTCTGCCAGCATAACACGAGAATCCCCTGACAGGGACTTGCTGAACCACGAAAACAACCTCCCCTTTTTCGGCTGCCACTTGGCCAGCCACTTGATGACCTTTTCCTGCGCGGCACTGACAAGGATCGGCAGGTCGACCGTGTAGTGAAAGTCCTCGAACTGGGCCAGTCTCTCGAACATCGCCGTGGACCCCTCCACGATCTGCTCAAGCACAAGCATCGCCTCCTTATGCCGCCCGGCAGAACTGAACTGCTTCCACTGGACGGCGAGGGGCGTTAGCTGGCTCGCTGGGAAAATGTGTTCCCCGTCAGCCTGTTGTGGATTCCTTTTCGGCACTAGGCAGCACAGTACGACAGTGTACCTCGTCGATCAAATCGTCGAGCTTATGGCAAATATCCTTCGCTTCCGGGTCGGAAGCGATGAACGGTTCCATCAACTGCCTCGCCCCGTACAGGCAGTTCATCATGGCGACGCCGGGAACGTACGGGAAGGAGGGCCGAATGAAAGCTGGTGGAACTTTGGGAGGCGTCGTAACGACACCGCTCTCCTGAGTTCCGCCCGTGCTTTTCGGTTCGACTGCTGCCGGGCTTGTGTCAGCAGTCGCCGAGACTTTTGGGACCGAAACCTTCGGCTTGGGCTTCTCCTTTGGCGCTTTGGGCACCTTGGGGAGCTTGGGCACCTTGGGGAGCTTGGGAGCTTTGGGCACTTTGGGCACCTTTGGCGCTTTGGGCACCTTTGGCGCTTTGGGCACCTTTGGCGCTTTGGGCACCTTTGGCGCTTTGGGCACCTTGGGCGGCTTGGGCGGCTTGGCTTCTGGTGGAGGAAGAACGATAAGCAGATCAGGAACGGGGTTCGCTACCAGCAGCCGATGCGCGGTGTTGATGATCTCGCGCTTGGCCAGCGTGGAAGCGTCCAAGCCCTGCTTGTGAATCTCCTCCGTAACGTAGACAACCTCGACCGGAAACTCCTCGTGGGTCTGGTCGGGGCGACAAACGGCAGACATGTTTTTGCTCAAGCGGCGCTTGAGCGCATTGTCGGCCTGCAAAATCTCACGCACGCGGCTATACCGCATGAAACTGGGTCTTTTTGTCGTAGCAGGCATGGCGAACTAGGTTCCTTTATTGTAGACGCCAGTGAATGACTTCACAACAAAATTTACAAAAAGTCATTCACCAGCTATTCACCGGTTACTCATCGACGGCTTCTGGTGGTTCATCCGTCACCGCAGGCTTGGGATCGTCTGGAATTTTACGCGCCGGGCGCAGCGGCTTGTCGTCGTCTTCGACCGGCTTGGCCGGTTTCTTAGGCATAGGACGGGCGACAACACGTGGCGGCTCGGCGTCCGGGTCTTCCGGCTCCGGCTCCGGTTTCGGCTCCGCTTTTCTACGGATATGAGACGAAGTCATGCTGGTCAGCAAATCCGCCAAGTTGTTGCTGGGTTCGTCAAAGCGCCCGTAACGCACGATGGCTTTGCTGCTTTCTTGAATGTCAAACTGAGTCTTCTTCAACACCAAGCCGTCGTCCGTCTTCTGAATCTCGATGCGATACAAGTAGCGGCCAACGGCACCTTCGCGGGTTTTATCCGGCGAGTTGTCCCACCAGTGCTTGTCCACGACCAAGATGAAGCTTGGCTTGATCTTACCGGCCATGAAGACCTGAAGTGCAGGCGGAACCTTGACGATCTTCACGGGAGCGCCTTTCGGCGGAATCGTTTCGTCGTCATCGTTCATGCGGATCACGAAGCACGCGGCCACGCGAACCTCGCCGTCTACCAGTGGAATGAAGTCCGGGTTGTTCCCGATGATTTTCTCCAGCGCAGCGTCCAGTTCCTTTTCGCTGCTGTATTCGATGTGCGTCTTGGCCATAGTCAGTCTTCTTCAGTTGGGATTGGGGTGTCTTCTTCGGCAACCTGTACGCCGCCTTCCAAGCCCTCGGTGGCCATCGCGTACTCCACGGCGGCCTTCCAGAGCTTGTCCACGTCCTCCTTGTGGTCCGCATAGAACTGCGGCCACTCAGAACGAAGCTTGAAGCCGGGGTCTTTGCCACGGCCACTGCCACGGCGTACCGGAGCGTCTTCGTCCTCCTCCAGAGTCGTTTCGAGCTTGGACGGCTCGAACGTTGTCGGCACGATGCCGTGCTTCTTGAACTTCAGGGTGTAGCC